CGCACCGTCGCGATAGCCGAGAAGTCCTTTTCCTTCCCCCAGTCCGCGCCATGCGCATACGCCCCGTCCACGTCGGGTGCCTCGAAGATCTCATCCTTCCCGACCGGACTCTCCGTCTCCCCGAGCGCCCGGTCGAACATCGCCTCCACCGCCGCCGGCGTGATCGCCAGGTTCTCGCTGCTCGGCTCCGTCAGTTCGACCTCCGTCCTCCAAGTCTCGTTCGTCATCTCGCCACGCTTTCGCGCGACTTCAGATGGGTCCAACCACCCATGCGGAGCAATCGTTTCTCTCCAACACCAACAGTGGACAGGCCATCCTCGCTCGGCAGCCAACTCCAGTACCTTGGACATGGTGCCACTTGGGTTCTGATGCGTACTGGCGATACACGTCTGGGCCGGCACCCGGTCGCTGATACTCGTCATCTCACTGCCCATCGTCAGGCCGGTCGCAGCGTCGTAGATATCCCACGCCATCGAGTCAACCTCATCCAGCCTTAGCCGGTGAGGATGCTCGCCACGCACGCTCGTCTGCGATGCCGTCAGCGCCTTCACTTCGTTCCCGCCTCGGAACCGCGTCAATGTGACAAGCGGTTCGCCAACCAAGAGGTCGCGCGGACTCCCCGGATGCGCCCAGAACCGCTTCATCGCCCGATGCACACGTGCGCTCTGCGCACCGCTGCCTCCGAGCAACACGACATCCGCGCCCAACAGCGATCCCTCTGCAAGCGCCAGCGCACCAAGCATCCACGTTTTCCCCCCCAGGCCACGCGACGCCTTGGCGACGACGGTCGAATGCCGCGCAAAATAGCAGTCACAGAACGCCCGCCACGGCGTCGAATGCCCCTCGCACACCGCCACATCCGGCAGCCGCACGCCGAATGACTCCCACAGCCACGTCGCCAACGCCTGCTCATCCCGAACCGTCGGGACCGACCGTGACGATGGCGCCCCCTCCTCGAGGACATGCGCCATGTCCGCCAGCAGCGTCGACAGGTCCGGGAGGTTACTCGACGGGTGCATCGCCGTCTCCCGGCTCTACCCGGACCGCCTCGACGTCAATCGTCACCTGCCGCCCGACCGGCCCCATCTGCTCCCGCAACCCCTGGGCAATCAGCCCACGCGCCGCCGGCGCCGTCAGCCGCCCCTCCTCGATCCCCGCCAGCGCCCCACGTACCATCTCCGTGTAGGCCCGCAGCAACCCGAGCACTTGCTCCGGTGAGTAGCCGACATCGGCCTTCGGATACAGCCCCAACAGCCGGGCCTTGAACTCGCTCACCCGTGTGGCTGTGTCGATCGCCCTCGGGTCACCCCGCGCAATCGCCGCCGCCAACGCCAACGTCCGCTTCTCGCACCGCCGGAGTTCAATCTCGCGGTGCATCTCCGCCAGCTTCAGGTTGGCCTCGCGCAACTCCCCGAGCGCCCGCTGCACCGCCGAGTGCGCCGCGAACACCGAGACCCCGAGCTTGTCGGCAATCTGAGAGTAGGACGCCCCGGCGATCTTCAGGTCCAGCGCCGCTTTCGCCCGCGCCGTAATCGCCGCCTCCAACTGCGCCGACTTCGCGCCCTGCGGCGCTACCCGCTTCCCGTTATGAGACTTGGCCTTATCGGCGACCGGCAACACCCGCGCCTTTGGGTTCCGTACCCGCTGCGCCTCCCGCTTCGCCGGAGTCATGCGCCGACCAGGAACCGGAACTCGGGCCATCGACCTACTTCCGCACCTGCTCAAGCACGCTGCGCACAGCCATCCCAATGTGATAGGCCATGACCGGAGGCACGCTGTCGCCGAGCCGTTCCCACTGCTGCGCATAACTGCCACAGAGCACGAAGTCATCAGGGAAGGCGCAGATGCGCTTGAGTTCGGCGATGGTGAACTTGCGGCGGTCAGTGCCCTGCCGCATTTCTGTTGTCCGACCAGCCATAATAGCCGGGCTGCTGCTGCTGCTGCGATACTGCTTAGGCCTTGCGCCGCTCTGCACCATCGGAACAACCGTGCAATGAGAAGCTGACCCAGCCTTGATAGAGAAACATGGTTGTTCTCCAGCCTCCTGAACCGCGAATTGTCCACGCGGATCTTGGACAGCCTTCCCAATCCACGGCAGTGCATCCCGCACGGAATACCGATACGGCAACGGCTTGGGATGTACCGGGTCGAGGCCGAGGTCATTGCGTGCGCCGATGAAGATCACGCGCTGGCGTTGCTGCGGCACGCCGAGCCACTGAGCATCCAGCACCTTGACGCACACACGATACCCACTGGCCTTGAGGTCAGCCAGGATATCAAGGAAATAGCCCTTCGCCACGCCCTTGACTAATCCGCTGACGTTCTCAGCCACGAACATCCGCGGCTCTAGGCCTCGCAGCAGCCGGACGTATTCCGTGAATAGGGTCTCATTCTTCTGCTTAGCGCCGTGCTCGTAGGTCTTGTCCTGCCCCCACCCCTTCTCACGCTTCCCGGCCGTCGAAAAGGCTTGGCAGGGCGGCGACCCGTCGAACAGGTCCAAGTCGCCTACCCGCATGCCCAGCGCCGTCAGCGCATCGGTCGGCTGCGCCTGCCGGATGTCGCGCCCGTCAAGGAGGCAGTCCGGCGCTGCATTCGCCCGATAACTGGCTTGCGCCGCTGGCACAAACTCATTGACCCATGCCACCTTGAATCCGGCCATCCGATACCCGAGACATGACCCACCGCAGCCGCTGAAGGTGGACGCGACCTTGAAGCCATTCCACGGCAATGCAGCAATCTCGGCCATGCTCGGCACACGATAAGGCGGTTTGCTGGTATCAGTCATCGTCCGTCCTGATTGGCTTTCGATGAAATACTGTGACGTATTTCCACCTCCTACCCCCCCCAGCCTGGATGGATGGCGACGGCTGAGTCTGATCTTCGTAACGTGTCGACCCGTGATCGATACAGTCATCACACCTTACCAGCACCCATCCTGCCCCCCCCGTTTCGCTGGAGCCGTTGCGATCGTTGGAGCTGG